ACGATGGGCGCGGATTGCGCACTGTGTTTTGTGACGGTGAACAGATTCACCGCTGCATTTATGCCGATACGTTGCGCGGCACGGTGAAATTTTACGGACGTGATCCGGTGATGAATGCCGAGTGTGACGGTTATTTGATCCATGAAAAATGCGGAAAGGTGGTGGTCCATTTTGTGCCGAAAACAATGCAGGAGTTGACCCATGAGCGGGGTTAGTTCGGGCAAATTGCGCCACCTGGTACAGCTGCAAGTACCGGTAACAATTCAGGACCCGGCCACCGGCGCCATGGAGGAAACCTGGGCAAATTTTGGCAGCAAATTATGGGCGGAAATTGTACCCAATTCCGCGCGTGAGTTTGTGGCGGCGGGCGCTGAGCAGTCCGAAGTACGCGGGCGGCTTACCATACGTTACCGCGAAGGGATAGACGCGACCATGAGGGCTTTATATTTGGGCAGAAAATACGCCATTTTGGGTGTACTCCCGGACGCGGAATCTATGAAGGGACATATCACCCTGATGATTGGTGAGGGTGTTATCAAATGATCTGGGCGTTATTAGCGCCCGGTCATTCCGCATCGCAAGAGCTAGCCGAGTCATTGCGCGGATATAAATTGGGTGTTGTTAGTTGTGCGTATCAGCTGGCGCCCTGGGCGGATTTTATCGCGGCGAGCGACCGCGCTTGGTGGGATAAATACCCGGAAGCAAGAGCCTTAACGCTTTGTTATTCGATGCTGCCGACTAAGGGCATCGAATTAGCAAGGGTGCCAGGGTTTTCAATTTGCAATTCCGGGGTGCTGGCGCTGGATATAGCACGACAGATGGGCGCAACCGAAATACACCTTTATGGTTTTGATATGCGCGGAAGTCATTTTTTTGGCGATTACCAAAACGGATTAACAAATGCGGATGCGGACAAACGCAAACAGCATTTGCGCGAATACCGACAATGGGCCGCAACAAACAAACACATTAAGGTGATTAATTACACCAAAGGATCAGCAATCGATTTTTTCCCGATGGGGGTTTGATGAAAACATTTTCAGGGCGGAACGCGTCACAAGACGAACAGGAATTAAACGCCTTTATTAATTTATTGCGCGAGCAGGATGTCACCAAATACCTGGAAATCGGCGCGCGTCATGGTGACACGTTTCATCAGATTATGTGTAGCTTGCCGCCCGGCTCCGTGGGGGTGGCGGTGGATTATCCCGGTGCTTTATGGGGGACCCGCGCATCAGAAAAAAGCTTAAGGCTAGCGTGCAAGGATTTAATCAAAAAAGGTTACAAAGTCGCGCATATTTTTGGCGACAGTACGGCCATAGGGACTATCGAGATCGTGAAATCCTTTGGCACTTTTGATGCGGTGTTGATCGATGGCGATCATACCTATGCGGGTATAAAAAAGGACTGGGAAAACTATTCGCAACTGGCGCGCATTGTAGCGCTGCACGATATTGTCGGGACCGGACAAATTGAAAAGGTATTCAACTCGCCCGTTGATGTCCCTCGCCTATGGGGTGAAATAAAACCGACCCTGGACAAGTGCATCGAGTTTATTACGGAAGGATCAAAAATGGGGATTGGTGTATGCCTATCACGGTAATAGCTAAGCCAAGCGCGCCGCACCAGGTTACGCATCAACAGGCGTTAATCGAGGGCTTTAAAGCGCACGGGGTCAACGCGATTGGCGCACCTAATTCCTACCACATTAAAACGAAATCGGTCGCCTGTTGGGGTTGGAAAATGGGCAAGCGCTTAAGGGCGGCGGGTCACGATGTGTTGGTGATTGAGCGCGGGTATTTAGGGGACCGTTTTAAATGGACCTCGCTCGCCTGGAATGGCCTAAACGGACACGGTGAATTCCCACGAATTGACGGGTCTAGTGACCGATTTGCAACCCATTTTGGTTTAACGCCTTGGCAAACGAATGGCGATTATGTGCTGGTGATGGGGCAAGTGCCGGGGGATGAGAGTTTGCAGGGGCGCGATCTGTTGAGCTGGTACGCGGACGCCGCCAAAACGGCGGAAAAGGTTTATCAAAAACCGGTGTTATTCAGGCCGCACCCGGAAGCGATCCGCAAGGGATACAAGCAAAAATTAACCGGTTTTGAAAATTGTTTTTTGCCGCTACGGGATTCGCTCCAATTTGCCCACGCGGTGGTTACATTTAACAGCAATTCAGCGGTGGACGCGGTGGTCCAGGGCGTGCCGTGTATTGTGTTTGATAAGGGGACAATGGCCTGGGATGTGGCTGGGAAAAAAATTGGCGAGCGCATCACGCCAAGTCGTGAACGGTGGGCGGCGGCGCTTGCGTGGAAGCAGTGGAGCATGGATGAAATTGCGTCAGGCTTTGCACTCACTCATCACGTTATGAGGCTGGAAAATGGGCGATTCGGTTGATTTTAAAATCACGGGTGTTGAGGAATTAGTCGGCAAGTTGCGCGGCCTAACCTATGATTTGAGATACAAGGGCGGACGCGCGGCGATGCGAAGCGCATCAGACGTGATTGTTAATGCCGCCAAAGCAAACGCGCTGCGCATTGACGACCCCAAAACGGCGAACTCAATCAGCAAAAACATCGTGGGGCGCTGGAATAAAAATCTATTTAAGTTGAGCGGGAATTTAGGATTTAGGGTGGGGGTGCTTGGTGGTGCGAAAAGCAGAAAAGAAAACCAATCGAACCCAGGGGGCGATACTTATTACTGGCGTTTTATAGAATTCGGCACATCAAAAGTTCCGGCAAAGCCATTTATCCGGCCAGCGCTTGAACAAAATTTAGGAAATGCAACCGACAAATTTGTCACCGAATACAGCAAAAAAATTGACCGGGCATTAAAACGCGCAAAAAAAGCGAGCATCGCTAAATGATCCCGCCGATTTTTGAAATATGCGCCGCCTCGCCAGCGGTTACCGATTTAATCGGCACAGACCCGGTGCGCCTATTTCCATTTGGTGAAGCACCGGCCAGTGTGGAGCGGCCCTATGTTGTGTGGCAAACCATTAGCGGATCGCCTGAAAATTATTTAGGCACGCTACCCGATGCAGATAGTTATAGCGTGCAGGTTGATGTCTATGGAGTAGACGGCGCGGATGTGCTGGCAGTGGCCAGCGCAATTCGCGACACCGTTGAACCGGATGCGTATGTCACTAGTTGGGGTATTACCAACCGGGATTTTCCGACCAATCTATATCGTTACAATTTCACGGTTGATTTCATGGTCCGCCGTTGAAAACCAGACGCGCCTAGTACTGCCGGGAGGCACCACGACAGCGCGCATTTTTACACTAATGTCGTGAGACATAAGAGAGGGTTATTACCATGGCTATGAAAGCGCAAGGCTCGCAACTCTATACCATCGACCCGGCAGACGATTCACTTTTGATCATCGATTGTGTAATCAGTATTGACGGCATTGACACCGCCATCGATCAAATGGAAACCACCTGCCTCGAAGATACCACCCGCACCTATGAAGCTGGACTCGCAACACCGGGAACCGCCACCTTTGTAATCAACACCGACCCGCGCGAACCATCCCACTTACGCCTTCACGAATTAAAAACAGCGGGCACGGTACTGCCTTGGGCGCTGGGCTGGTCTGACGGTACCGGCATTGCCCCGGACATTGATTCATCCGGCCAATTTTCGCCACCGAATACGCGCTCTTACATTCTGTTCGATGGGTATATGAATTCCTACCCGTTCAGTTTTGCGCAAAACACAATGGTGAACTCAACCATCGGCATTCAAATTTCCGGCGAACCTGTGTTAATTCCAAAAACCACCGATGTGGTTGCGTTTTCCGCCCCACTACGCAGCGACGTAAAACCCTTACCCATAGTCCAATTTGAATAAGGGGTTTATATGGATATTCAAGGCTTGCTTGAAATTGGCAGATGGTCGGGCGACATCGTTGAGAAAACCGTCACTTGGAACGGCAACACGTTTGACGTAAAAATCAAACGGGATTTAAGCCCGGCGGATTATGAAGTGGTTTACGCCAGTGTTGAAAACGGTGTTGATTCCCGCATGGCGCGTCTGGTGTCTCGATCCGTGATCATTGGCGATGAACCGGTCGGCATTGATGTAGCGAAATTATTCAAGCCGTCATTGCTTAACGCATTGTGCGCCGCCGTTCACGATGTGCAAAAAACCGAAGACGTAAAAAAGAATTAACCCCGGATGATGAATTTTGGTGTGATCTGGTGGCCGCCGGGGTGGGTGGTAAAACAATTGCGGAAGCCAAGCGGAATTTGTCCTATGCAGAGGCTAAGCAATGGGTGCGGTATATAAGCAAGCGCGGACCGCTCAATCCATCGCGGCACTTGGAACGGGGCTTTGCATTGCTGGCCTCGCTGATTTGCACCGGGGATAAAATCACCATCGGCGGCAAAAAACCGACTCAACAGAGCTTTATGCCTTATTCATTCCCGGCTGAGTCTGGGGGCGATGTTGAGGCAACGGCAGAAGATGTTTTCAATCTGTTCAAAAGTTTGAAAAAAAAGGCCTAGACAATGGCAAGTAAATCGCTAGGGACATTAACGCTAGATTTAGTCGCAAATGTCGGCGGCTTTGTTTCCGGTTTAAATAAAGCCGAGCGCGCCTCTGAAAAGTGGAAAAAACAAGCGGCCAGTGATGCAAAAAAAATCGGCGTTGCATTTGCGGCAGCGGGCGTAGCAGCGGCGGCAGGTTTAACGGCGCTGGTGAAATCATCGATAGACGCCGCCGATCAACTATCAAAAACGTCCACCATTGTGGGCGTGGCCATCGATGATTTATCGGGGCTTAAGCACGCGGCTGAATTGAGCGGAGTGGAATTCAGCGAACTTGAAGCGGATTTAATCAAGTTTAATAAAACTACGGCGAGCGCATTTGAGGGCGTTGGAAAGGGTGCAGAAGCCTATGAAGCGCTGGGCATTAGCGTAAAAAATACCGATGGCACCCTAAAAAATAATTATCAATTAATACAAGAAATTTCCGAACAATTTCAGCAAATGGAGGACGGCGCACAAAAGGCGGCGCTGGCACAGGATTTATTTGGGCGAGGCGGTGCAAAGTTAATTCCCTTATTGAACGGCGGCGCCGAAGGGCTAGCCGATTTCCGCGAAGAGGCCGAACGGTTGGGCCTGGTATTAGATCAAGAGACAGGCAAAGCCGCCGAAGAATTTAACGATAATTTGGATCGCCTTACAAAAAACGTTACCGGTCTTGGCAATCAAATTGCCGCCGATTTGTTGCCCGAGTTGGTGGACATATCGAGCGCTTTTCTCGATGTCAATTCTAGCGGAACAGCAGCTAATTTAATTGCGACCGAAATCGGCAGCACATTGAAAGTCTTGACCGCTACTGCAATTGGTGTGGTCGCCGCCTTTGATTTAGTCGGTAAAAGTTTGGGCGGCCTTGCGACCATCGGTAAAACACTCACAGAGGGCGGATTAGGACTCGCCGGTATATTGCCAAACAATTTACCGATGACGATAGCGCAAAATTGGGGCAAGGTAAAAAGCGAGTTGGATATTGTCGGCGATGATTTGGACACGACCGCCAACGAATACGCCGATTTATTGAACAAGATTTGGAACGCGGGCGGCGATAAACCGAATGGAACGCCACCAGTAAAAGCTATCGCAGCCGACCTATCTTATCTTAATGCTGAAATAGCCAAGGCAGCGAATAGCCGGACCTTTGATTTTTTTGACCCCTTTGCCGAAGGCGCAGAAGAAACCAATGAAGAGCTGGAAAAACTGCTCGACAATTTTGAAAACGTTGAATCATCCCTACAGCGCCAGCTTGCGCTAAATGAAACCGCGAGCGAGTTGCAGCAGCTTCGCTATGAAATCGAGCACGGCTCATTGGTGGGCATTAATGAGCAGCAACAAATCAAACTCGAATTACTCGCCAAAGAATTAGATGCAATTAACGCGGCCAAAGACGCGGACGAGGCACGCACCGAACTAACCAAAGAATATAAAGCAGTACGCGACGGCCTGATAAATCAAGATGTGCTATTGACTGAGCAGGCCGAAGAGCGAGCGCAAGTGCTGAAGCGGGCACTTGATCAAGGCATTATTTCCGAAACCGAATTCGGCGAGTTGGTGATTTTAAACAGCGAAAAATTGAAAGAACAAATTGACCAAATTAAAGATAAAACCAATGAGCTGGACGAATTTACCAAAAACGCCGCGCGCTCGATTCAAAGCGAATTAAGCGATGCGATTGTTGAAGGGTTTGAAGGGGGCAGTGATGACCTATTAAAACGCTGGGGCAAACTGCTGGAGCGGTTGGTAGCGGATGCGCTGGCGGCAGACATAGGCCGCGCCATTTTTGGCCAGGCCAATAGCGGCGGGCAAATGGGGGTCGGTGGTTTACTTAGTGGAATAGCGGGCGTGTTTGGCGGCCTGTTTGATTCCGGCGGCTCGATTGGCTCCAATCAATTTGGCATTGTGGGCGAAAATGGCCCCGAGATTGTGCGCGGTCCGGCAGTGGTCACGGGCCGCATGGAGACCCAAAAAATCATGAGTGGCAATTCGGTTGGCAACATCACCATGAATTTCCCGGGTGTGACCAATGCGCAAGAGGCGCGGCGCGCGGCGGGTGCGGCGGGGCGTGAATTACTGTCAGTTATCCAAGGCTCGCAGAGGTACGCTTAAATGGCCGGTGATTTTTTGGACGTGAGAATCGATCTTTGTGCCCGCTATGGCAGCGGCTATGAAGAGGGTTTCGTGGTGTCTCACGTTGACGATATTGGGGGCACCGAATATTCCCGGCTGTATCATCCCTTTCCTAAATTGCGCTATCAGCTGGACTATGCCAACGGCGACCGCGAAGGCCTGGCCAAAAGAATTACCGATTTGTTCAAGCGATGCGCGGGGACTATGCAATATTTTCGCGTGAAACATTACGCGGAATTTTCCACCAATAACAAAACGCAACCGCCCACCGCGCAGGACCAGCTATTAATCCAGCTACCCACGCCAGCGGGCCAATACGTTTATCAGTTGGTCACCTGGTACGACTATCCATCACTGCCATGGGCGCCGCGCCGGCTTATCACCAAACCGATTCCCTTTACTGAAAAAATTGCCATCGATGGTGTCGAGCTTGATCACTCCCTTTTTACCGTTGATTACGATCACGGTACCGTAACCCTGACTATTCCGCCCGGCGGAACGGTTTCCGGGGGCTGTGAGTTTGACATCCCGATGCGTTTTTCGGCGGATTATTCAGGCACCTTTAATAATTTGGATGTGCTAAGTGCGTCAATGGCATTAATCGAAGTATTGGACGGGTCCAGCTGATGGCTATCGATGCGCGCTATCTGGTGCAATGTCTGCTAATTGCTCCAAGAAAAGGCTATCCCATTCGGATTGCATTGTCCTATCCGGTCGATTTGCTAATGAATACCGGTGAGATTTATAAGGGTGGGATATACGCGCAGCCAACCGCGATTAATTCCACGCTCGATGGCAGCCCGACGGTGATCGATATAGGCAGCGTGTATGACGTGGACACCATTACGCGCGACCAAATTCAAAGCGGTTACTGGAATGAAGCAAAGGTTTATTCATTTTTTACTCAATGGCATACACCCATTGAAAATGAATTGTCTGACCGCCTGTATACAGTGGGAAAAATACGCGAAGAGGACGACCGCTATACCATGGAATTAATGGGTCACCTGGATTTGCTCAATCAATCAAGCGGCGTGATTATGACGGCGGGTTGTCGTTATGTGTTAGGCGATGCCCACGTTGACGGCACCATCATTGCCACTGATAAATCCAGGTGCAAGGTAGGCAGCGCGGTAACTAATGTGCTGGCCGAAGTGGGCGAGGTTTTATCACCCTTAGATTTTTATACGTTTGATTTATTCACTTTTGAGCCTGACTGGTTCGGCTGGGGCGAAATCATGTTTACCTCGGGCGCTAATGCCGGATTACATTTTAAGGATGTTGTGGCATTTGATGGCGTACAGATCACGTTAAAAGAGCCGTTTTATTATCCCTTACAAGAGGGCGATCAATTTTTAATTCGCGCCGGGTGCCGCAAACGTTACACAGAGGATTGCATCGGGAAATATAACAATGCGGTCCACTTCGGCGGCTATCCAGACGTCCCGCAAAAATCATCGGTTATTAAGTTTGGAGATCAATAAATGGAGGATTTGGGTAGCGCCATCATTGCCGCCGCGCGTGAATGTGTCGGCACACCGTTCAGGCACCAAGGGCGCTTGCCAAAAATTGGGCTTGATTGCGCCGGTCTGGTTATTCACGCGGCGCGCGCGCTGGGGTTGCCGGTTGTGGATTTCAAAGGCTACCCGGACCGGCCTTTTAACGGGATGTTAAAAAGGATGTTGGATTCCCAAACCTGTATTCGCGAAATTTACACCATCGATATTCAGCCGGGCGACTTGCTCTTAATGCGGGTAAACCGTGACCCGCAACACCTGGCGATTGCAAGCGAAAATAATTACATCATTCACACGTTTCAAGAAATCGGGAAAGTGGCCGAGCACAGTATCGATTTGTTTGCGCGCGCGAAAATTGTAGCCGCCTACAGGTTTCAACGTGAGTAATTTAACAGGCGGTCAAATCGCCGGGGGCGTCGTTGGCGGCATCGTGGGATTTTTTGCCACAGGCGGAAATCCGCTCGGGGCATTTAAAGGCGCGGCGATTGGGTTAAGCCTTGGCGGTTACATTGACCCGCCCAATGGCCCCACGATGCGCGGCCCCACGCTCGATGACAAATCGTTTCAGTCCTCTTCCTATGGCGTGGTGCTATCGCGTTTATACGGCCGGGTTGCCATTGTCGGCAATGTCTTTTATTTGGAAAACAACGAATATAAAGCAGTAAGCAAATCCAAAAAGGTTGGAGGAAAAGGTGGGGGTGGGCAGAAGGTTGTCACGACCACCTATTACGCTACCTTTGCCGTTGCGCTGGGCACCACGTATGCAGGCAGCAAACCTTTTCGCGTATGGGCGGGCGGCAAATTAATTTTGGGCGGACCGTTGACCGGAATTGAAACAATAAACGGCAAATCAAAAAAACTGTTCGATTATCGGTATTACGATGGAACGCAAACCACGCCCGATCCGCGCATGGAGGCAGTCAAAGGCGTGGGCAATTGCCCGAGCTATGAGGGCACCACCTATATTATGTTTTATGATTTTGAGTTGACCGAATACGGCAACGGCTTGGCGGGGTGTCCGATTAAAGTAGAATTTTTTGAACCCGATCCGGCAGCCGAGGCGGCGCAAAATGACATTTCCACCTTCGCTATACAAACCGAATTCGACTTTCTTTTTCCTGGTCCATACGCCTCCCCTGGGCAATGTGCAATCGCAATCTATGGAGGTAATCGCTATGCAATCCATTCAACGCAGCAGAACAAAATCTATTACCACCGATTTGGAACTTTAAGCGGCGTAGGGCAAATTGATGCCGAAAGCGGTGCACCACTGTCAGCCGTTTTTGTACATACCAACAATAGTCAATCTAACGCGATTTTGTGGGCTTATTATCTTCCTTATCAGCTGCCTGATTTAAAGGCATTTATTTATACCAATATAGGTGATTTTTTATACCCGTTTCCTCTCAACGCTAGTAATGAAGTTTTTGCTTACTTGGAGGCAATACTCAGTATCGAGGGACTTAATTATACCGTGTATTGGTTGCAGCCCAATACACCGCCGGATTTCGGAATGCCTGCGGGGACTCGATTTGTAACGCTGTTGGGGTCAAGCGAAGTGCGCGTAAATTTGGGCGTTTTTACTACTTCAACGGCAAACCTTCAATATACAGTTTCGGCAAGCAAATTTTATTTGTTAATGTGCCAGATCAATAACACGTTTATATTAAAAGTCTATAGCCTTTCGACCGGATCAATTCTGACTAATCAATCAATTGCCGTTCCATCCTTCATTATTGCAAATCATTTCATGACGCCAGCCGCCGAAATTTATAACGGTAAATTTTATGCAGGCGGTAAAAATTATTCGACGAGCAAAATTTTTGCGGTTGCCATTAATTTGACAACGTTTGTTTGTGAAACCGTTGAATACCCAGTGATTCCGCTAGCGGGCGAATTATCTCCCTCACAGGCACAATTATCAATTTACAACGGCGTTATTGGGATGTTTTTTTTATATAGTGCCGGCCAGGATTTGCGTGGTCATATTTATGTTTTTGCGGCGCCTACTATCGATTATACAGACCCCGAAGATTTTCGAATTAGTATAAATGGGATTGTCGAATCAGAATTACACGCGGTCGGTATCCCGGCGAGCGAATATGATTTAACTGAAATCGCGAATGAAACCACAATCGGTTATCGCGTGACAGAAATAACATCGGCGCGCGCGGCAATTGGGCCGATCCAATCGGCTTACCTATTTGATTTTGTCGAGCGCGGTTATACGTTAACGGCGGTTAAGCGCGGCGGCCTATCGGTCAAGCAAATCCCGTTTTCCAAATTGGTGTTATCCGGGGATTCGGTTGTCAAAACGCAGGACTCATCCAAAGTATTAATCCCGTCAATGTTGACGCTCAATTACATTGATTATGACCGTGAATTTGACGCGGGGTCGCAACCCGCGCGTTATCCGGCGGCATTTGACAGCATCCAGGCCAAAGAGTTACCGGTGGTGATGCAGGCGGACGAGGCCGCCAAACTTGCCGATATCTTTATCCGTTCGATGTGGGTGGAGGTTAAAAAATACGAGTTTTCCATCCCGTTCACCTATATCGATTTACGCTTGGGTGATGTCATTACGGTGGAGGCGTATCCCGGCAAATACATCACCATGCGGATTGATCAACGGTCCTTTGATATTTCGGGACTCATCACCCTTGGATGTACCGCGACATCGGCATTGACCTATGCGTCTGACGCCCTGGGCTATTCCGGCGAAACTCCCTCCGATATTTATATCCCGGTCTATGCCGACCCTATCCCGATTGTGCTGGATATACCGCTCATTACCGACGAACAGGACGTTTTTGGTGTTGCGGCCGTAGTGATGCAAGAGCCACCGACAACACAATCGGCGCTTATGGTATCGGCTGATGACGGTGTGAATTTTACCGAAATCGGGCGTTTTGACGGTCCGGGTGTAGTAGCGCAATCGTCAACGGATTCGCTGGACCCGGGTGATCCTTTTGTCACAGAGCGGGGCACGGATTTGGTGCTGGATAATGTGATTAGCGGCGAATTTTTTAGCGTCACCTATGAACAGATGCTGCGCAATAACAATTTGATCGCCTACGGCCAGCCAGGGCGCTGGGAAATTTTATCCTATCAGGATGCGACACCCACGGGCGTGGGCACCGGGGTTGTGCTGTCCACATTTATCCGGGGCAAATACGGCACAGAGCAATACATGCAAGGCCATACAATCGGCGATTTTGTGGTTTTGCTCGATCATCCCAATACTATTTTTGCACCGCTGCCCGCGCAAGCCTATGGGCTGTCCTGGCCCATTAAAGCGGTGAACGTGGGGGATGATGAGGATGGTGGGACGCTGGCAAATTATGGAAGTTATCAGGGTGTAAATTTAGAACCCTTGTCGGTGGTCAATCCCGACTTAACCCGCGTCGGGCTTGATTGGCAAATCGATTTTGACCCGCGCACCCGCTACCCATCCAACCAATGGGTGAATGGCGCCATCGAGCAAACCGATACGCAATACTACGCGGTGGATATTTTTAACGGGTTGTCGATTGTGCGCACCATCCAAAGCACCACCATCCCGGTGATCTATACCGAGGCCCAACAAATCGCCGATTTTGGCAGTGTTCAAAACAGTATTACGATTGATATATACCAGGTTAGCCAGCGGGTTGGCCGAGGGTATCCACTAGGGGTAACAGCATGACGACGCCCATCTTAGGAATTCCCGAAATCGCGGGGAATCAGTTAAACCAATACATCACCGCCAATGAGGCGTTTAGGGCATTGGAGGCATCCGCCAATGATTTTTTGTCGGTGGAATTGTCGGGCGGTGATGTCACTCTCACGCAGGCCCAATTTTCAGCGGCCTATGCGTTTATCGGCACCGGCCATACCCTTACAAGGGCCTTGACCGTTCCCGCCTCCAAACGCGCGTTTGTGGTGGGTAATGCGGGCACGCAAAATATCAACGTTACCCGAGGGACAACGGTGGTAGTGATTGCGCCGGGCACCGCTTTTTTACTTTACACAGACGGCACCGCGAATGGCATCTTTGCTATTTCCGGGGGCAGTGGTGGGGGTGGTGGCGGGTCATCGACCTGGGGGTCCATCACTGGCGACATTAACAGCCAGGCGGATTTATTGGCCATCTTTACCGCGTTAGGGAATTCGGTGTTGTCCACCGGTGTGACAAAAACCACCGACACTATCGGGCTAACGGCGCTCAACGATACCACCTTGCGCTTAAAGCCGGTCGCGCAAGCGGTTTTTTACAATTTAATACCCAACGGCATACCGCTCGCGGTACGCACCTTCGCGCAAATTGATTACCCGCTGGCCAGCTTGCCAGGCATCGCGGCGGACGGTATCTATATTCGCTTTGTGGGGGTCAATCAGGCGGGCGCGGTGGTTACATCGGCGCAGACCTTTAAACTCGATGAAACAACGCTCCAATACGGATACATCATCATAAAACGGGTGGCCGGGGTAAATACCTTTTTAGATGGGGCGGCAGGCCCGCGCAACGTTTTCACCTGGCCGGATTTTGCCGGAGACAACGCGAGCATTAATGAGTTTTTAACACCCGAGAGCAATATCAGTATTGTGCCTAATTCCGCATTGACGGTGCAAAATTCGGCAGGATTGATTAAAGGCCTTGGCATTAACTGGGGCACCGCGAACGTCAACGAACGCACCAAAGCCGCCGCCAATCCCACCAGTTTTATCACGGTAAATCCCTCCACAATTTTGGCCGCGTCATTGCCAGCAGCGGGCACGGCAGTACAAGTTACCCAATACTGGAACGGGTCGGTGATGACAACACTAGCGGGCGCTAATAATGCCTCAGTACAGCGGTTTTTAATCACCATCGCGGGCACAATATTTTTACAAGTGGGCGAGGCGCAATACGCCAGTTTAGACGCGGCGGCGCACGCCATCGGGGCGGCACCCTTTACTAATTTGCTCCCAGATAACACAGCGGTCGAATTATGCCGGTTTGCAGCGCGCCGGGGCGCTACCAATCTTTCCGATCCGGCGGATGCTGTATTTTCTTACGGCAGCGGTACGGCATCGGGTGGCAGTGGGGGTGCGGGGACTAATTTGAGTTATGTGGCGTCGGCCATTGATGGAGTAATGCAAAGCAGTACCGGATCGAGCGCCACCTTGCCTTTATCAACGGGCGTTAATGCGGGGTTAATGTCGCCAGAAAATACCGCCAAACTTGAGGGGATTAATATCGGCACTGGCGCAAGTGATGTTCCTAATAATAGCCAGCTCGATGCACGACTTGGCACAAGTGGAAATTTGGGAACCGCCGCACAGGCCCCGGTGACTACCAGCGCAACTGATACGACGGCGGGTAGAGTCTGGCGCACAAACGATTTAGTTAAGACAACATCAGCAAATGATGGAACAGTGGGCAGAGTATTAAAAGTGGGCGATGGTGGATGGTTAGGAAACGCCATACAAGCATCCGATTTAAATGCTCTTGAATACTCAGGATTATATGTTTGTGTTGGTAGTGCTGTAGGTGTGCCTCTTATCAGTCCCGGTGTAGTTGAACATTTCTCAGTGGCTGGAGGGTTCGCTGTTCAATATTTTACCTGTTATGGCTCAGGCGTAGGTGCAAATGAGAATAGAGTATTTGTTAGACACAAAGACTCAGGGATTTGGGAGGTGTGGCATGAACTATTACATAGCGGCAACCAGCTTAACCTCGGTACTACACCTGCGTCTGCCCGCACCGCTATAGACTCATCTGTATTTCCAAGTTACACAGTTGCCACAGTTCCATCTGCTGCGGCTAACACGAACAAAGGAATCATAGTCACCAATGCTGCATCGGGCCGTCGCCCTTATTGGAGCAATGGTACCGATTGGCGCGATGCCGCGAACGTAATACTTTCATAATTCGAGGGTTTAACAATGACAACCAGAATCATTCCATATGAAATTTTGTTCAGGTTAAACCAGTCCGGTGAGGTTGTTGGATGTCATCGTCGGGACCTAAAAGTCATGGTTGATGGCGCGGACACTTTTGAAAAAGAACTTGACCCGGTGGCCATTGAGGGCGCTGAGATGGAAGCAGTTTTAGGCCAGTTAAATACCGCGCTAGTCGGCACACTTGCCTTTCGTGATATACAGATAGCCACGCTCGAAGATGAGAAGACAAAAATGCGCAACGAGCTAAATGAATTTCGGGAAAAACTCAGTGCTGAGCATGAAGCGTTATTCGCGGCGTATATTGAACTAAAAATAAGGCTTGGCGAGGCTGATGATTTGGTTACAGTCGGTAAAGCGGAATAAAAAAGCCCGCATTGATGCGGGCAAAATGCCGAATATAAGGGAGTTACATGGCAAAATGTACTATAGGTTAGGTTATTGCCCCCTGCAAATAACAACGATTAACTGACTCTCAAATCATCAAGTGAATTATCTTCATTTTCTAATAGAAATTTAGAAAAGGACGCCGGGGCGTGACCTTTTCCGTTCCATTTTTCTCCCTGCAATTGATAAGTTGCATCAGGCTCCACTTTGGTGGGTCTTTTTGGTTTGTTGTCGTTTTCGATTACCCATTGCACAGCCGCCTCAATTTCCTTGGTGGGGCTTGGCATATCGATACCCTGTTTTCGAGTATTCAGAATAATGCGCGCAATATCTATATTGGCCGCTGAAATGATTGAGGTGCGTTTCTTAATCTCTGATTTCATTTCGTTAGCGAGGGCCAGGGAGGCATCCAGGACGCCGACCACCCGGTCGATTCCGTAATGTTTGATCGCGTGTTTGATCATCGCCTTAAACGCCATTTCATTGCCAAATTTAGTGATTAAGGGATTTTCATCGGGGATTTTATTGGGCGGTGTTTCCTCTTTCGGTAGTCTTTTTCCGTGTGAACTTTTTAAAAGGGTTTCCTTGCTGGGAATGTTAATCTTACAGCGGTATTCCTTCGCTAGCGCATTGGCTTCAATCACAATACATTTATATGCCTCATCGCACGTTCTTAGCCTCCCCCACGCGAGTGTTTTTGTCTTTATACAGTCGTCACCCTGAATAACTCTCGCGAGAAATTGATTTTTTGAAACAGTACACCCAAACGCAATTCGCAATTTTCCGTCCTTTTCCATCGCTGAAAACCTCAATTTAATTGATGTATGGCCAAATAGTTAAGTGCTCTTATGAGCCTTCACTGTTGACCCTTCAAATACAAATCCAGACCCGCCCGAACAATTGCACTGATATTCTTGAGGCCTTTCCCTTCGCGCTTGTTGACCATAGCCAAATCTTCTAACTTTTGCAATTGTGACTTAGGGAGGGAAATACTAGTCCTGACGATTTCATCGGGGATCTTCTTATCCTCCCCATAGGGTTTATCGGCGAGGGTATCCGCAAGCGCTTCCACGGCTTTGGGATTCGTTTTTTTTCGGTCGCTCGGTTTCGTAATCATATCTCGTACACCTCTTTTATAAGTTTCTCAATTTCTAAACAGGCGGGGCTTGTAAAGTCTTCTATGACCGATTCACCGGTCGCCATGACATCGCGGTAGATTTTCCGATAAAACCCAATGGAGTCTAGTGGATAAAATGCACTGAATTCGCCCACAAACTCCAAAAACTCTAAGCGTTCTTTTTGTCTTACGGATGGGTTGGTGCTCGCCAATGAATGGTAAATCAACACCTTTAATTCTGGATTAATGTCGCGCACCCGTGTCACTTGATCTTCTAGCTCTGTCAAGGTGTCAAGGTCAAGCTGGGAGCATTGATGAGGCGCAATGATCACATCGGCGACTGCGGCGCCGGTAATCAATTCCCGGCTGTTGCGCCCGGCAACATCAACGATAATTTCATCATATTTTTCCGAAAGACTTAACAGCGCTTGGCTGATGTTGTCGCGCTTTTCCAATAGTGTGATGGTCGGGTCGAGGTGACTTTCTTCACGCAGCGCATGCCAGCGCGATGCCGAGCGCTGGGGGTCCGCATCCACCAGACAGACATCTTTACCCTTTAATGCCAGCCCTATCGCGACATTTACAGCGGTGGTGGTCTTGCCCGCGCCGCCTTTGTTGCAGCCGATGATTGTTATCATTTAATACTCCATGAGTGTGAGTTAATAAAACTCGCGCAGTATTAAATAATAATTGTTAAATGTGAAGTATTAAATAATAAATATTACAGAGTAATTATTAATTATTATTGCGGGGGCCAATTAAAATACAAAATAATAACAACATGGGCCGACGCCAACAGCAGCATAATCCCGATAAAAACCTCGATAACGTAATTGCGAATGACGATAAATCGCACGCCCGCCCAAAACATCACCACGGCGGCCAGGACGCACAGCGCGAAGGGGATAGTGCTCATTGTGGCACCTGTTCGCGCTCTTCAAATGACATGCCGTAGCGCCTGCGGTGGCACTCATCAACGACACCATTGAGCGCAACATCATAGCCACCATCGGCAATACACCCGACAAACTGCACCGGGAAACCGTATTTACCATTGCGCTCCACACGCATGGGGATAAAAACGGAATAGGTCCCGCTAGTGTTTCGCCTGATTTCCATAACTAACCTCCTTGCGTTGTCAAGTATTAATTTCTTCATTGAGCCTAGCTTAATGCAAGATTTTGTTCATTAAGCCTAGCTTAAAGCAAGAAAGAATAAGGAATGCGCCTGCGGCGCGACTTACTCGCTCCGCCCGGTCGCTTCGCTCCCTCCTGCTACGCTGCGACAGGGCTTGCAGCCCTGACCCTGCTTTTGTGGGGGTGAACCCCCACGCCCCAATAGTAAACAGCAGGAAGGGGCGTTTCCGGGGCAAATATAGCCACCGAAAGCGCAGAGCGCGCCTTGTTGATACATCGAAGGTGGACTTTACTGTATTGGTCGCCGTTGTGGTCGGGGTGAAAAAGTGGTGAAACCGGTGTGTAAACGCCTAGGCGTTTTCCACGGGTTTTGCCGCGTTCGCGAAGCGATTTTCACGCCGTCCATCAACATGCCCAAAACCACGCTATATAAGATATAAGAAGGGAAATGCCCGCAACCCGCATGAATGCTGGGGTCAATTTTCAGGATCGAGCACTGCAAGGCTCAGCCCGCCAACCTATAGCCTCAAAATATATGTTGATTTTGAGCCTTGAAAGATTTATCGTGTCAATAAATGCGCCAAAAATTGAGGGTAAAATGAGCCTTGTAAGATACGAAACAAACCCATTTTTGACCGATATGACGGTGCCCTTAAAGGGCCGCCAGGTTAAAATTTCTACACTGTCAAAAGATTCAAATGTGCTCATTAACCAAACAACAGGGGAGGTTCACGGAACCCACTTATTGACTTACAAAAAAGTGGATGGAGAGCAGTTTATAAAACTATTTACCGCGAATATTGCGTTGACGTTTGACTTATCCGCCGCTGGTATAAAAACGTTTAATGTCCTGGCGTGGGTAGTCCAAAATAAGGCTATATCTAGGGATGAGGTTGTTTTGGATTCCATCATGTTGAGTGATTTTTTAAAAGCACAAATAAAACCACTTAATCTAAGTTTGGCCACCTTTAAGCGTGGTCTAAACGAGTTGGAAGAGGCGCAAATAATCGCAAAAACAATGCGCAAAAGCTTTTATTTTATTAATCCTAATTTTGTCTTTAATGGCGACAGAATAGCTTTCACCACGTTGATCGAGCGGAAAAAAGAGAATATTTAACAATTAATAAATATTAAGTAATAATTATGATGTATATCAATCTATCTCAAAATTGCGATATGACAGCCAAAGAATGTAAAAAAGCTTGGGCGGCGCGCGAGGTTATTTTGGTTCAGGCAAACCCCAATGACATGAGCATCTTTTTTTTAACAAAACGGGGCGATCTGGGTTTTATTGTCACGCGCCCTGGTGGACCATTGCGACGGTATAAATCTCATGATGACCGCGCTTTCGTGATTTTAAAAATCAAAGGGTAT